GTCTTTTCTGGCAATATGTACCCGATGCAGTCCAGACCGATGCCGGACTCACCCTTTACCGCCCGACCAGTCACAGACAGTCCTGAATAATGGCAGCTCGTAAACAGCCGCTACGAGGGGCAACCAAGGCAAGGCTTCACAGTCCACTTCTCAAGGGCAAAACACGCTCAGATGAGATTGCTAAGCTTGCAGATGATCTTGGCATGCCGTTATTGCCATGGCAGAAGTGGATGCTCGATGACATGATGCGAGTTGACGCTAAAGGCATGTACATTCGCAAGACTTCGCTTTGTTTAATCGCTCGCCAGAATGGAAAGTCGCACTTAGGTCGCATGCGTGTCATCTGGGGGCTGTTTTATGGAGGCGAAACAAAGCATCTGATCATGAGCTCTAACCGAGCGACTGCCCTTATGACCTTTCGTGAGATCGCTTGGATTATCGAGAACGCACCGCACCTTAAGGCTGGCACTAAGGCGATTCGTTATGCAAACGGCGGCGAACGCATCGAGCTCCTCAATGGTGCAACACTTGACCTGGTATCAGATACTCGTGACTCATCTCGTGGACGCACGGCAGATTTTCTCTGGATCGATGAAGTCCGAGAGATCAGTAAGGATGGCTACACGGCTGCGATCCCTACAACTCGTGCCAGACCTAACGCACAGACCTTGCTTACATCGAATGCCGGGGACGCCTTCTCCGAAACGCTAAACACGCTAAGAGAAAGAGCTCTATCTGCTCCGCCTAAGTCATTCGGATTTTACGAATGGTCAGCACCACAATACTGCAAGATCACAGACCGCAATGCATGGGCAATGAGCAACCCTGCTCTGGGCTATACAATATCGGAGGAATCACTTGAAGAAGCTGTTGCAACAAATAAAATTGAAGACATTAGGACTGAGCTTCTATGTCAATGGATTGATTCTCTACAGAGTCCATGGCCTCATGGCGTACTTGAGGCAACCTCCGATGCCACGCTCCAGATTCCGGTCGGTGGCTATACAGTCTTTGGCTTCGATGTATCTCCATCTCGCCGCAATGCGAGCCTCGTTGCTGGTCAGATTATGGGTGACGGAAGAATCGGTGTCGGGATTCTCCAGACGTGGGAGTCGCAAGTCTCGGTCGATGATCTAAAGATCGCAGCTGAGATCAAAGGATGGGCTGATCAATATCGTCCAAAGATGATCTGTTATGACAAGTACACGACTCAATCAATCGCTGAAAGATTGGCTAACGCTGGTCAGATAATTCAGGATGTCTCAGGCCAGCAGTTTTATCAGGCTTGTTCGGATCTTCTCGATGGTCTAGTCAACGGTCGAGTAGTCCATAACGGTCAAGAAGAGTTAATTAAGCAAATGAACAATTGCGCGGCTAAGACCAATGACAGCTCATGGCGCATCGTTAAACGTAAAAGCGCAGGCGATGTATCTGCACCGATCTCTCTCGCCATGGTCGTGTCGATGCTATTAAAGCCACAACAGGTAGCGGCAATCTACACAGAATAAACTAGATGTAGTGTATAATTGCCGTCTATGGGTCTATTTGATCGTAAGCCAAAAGCCGTTGAAGCTCAATATGCGCCGCAAATTATGGGCGATAGCATCAATGGCATTTATAATTTTACCTTCCCAGTAATTGCTCGCCGCGACGCTATGAGCGTTCCAGCTCTTAAACGATGCAGAGACTTGCTCTGCACAGTCGGATCTATTCCGCTTGAGTATAAGAAGAAATCTACAGGCGAAGAAATTGCCGCCCCTCGATGGGTTCACCAGCTTTCTAAATCACAGCCACAATTCGTCACCTTAAGTTGGCTAGTCGATAGCCTTCTATTCTATGGTCAGGCCTTTCTCGAAATTGTCGAGGTCTATCAGGAAGATGGTCGCGGCGCATCATTCGAGTGGGTTGCTAACACTCGCGTTACTTTCGACCTTGACATTCATAACACTTTTGTCACACAGTATTACGTCGATGGATCACCTCGTCCAATGTCCGGCCTTGGATCTCTAGTAACATTTCAAGCATTTAATGAAGGCATCTTGACTACAGGATCACGCACAATTCAGAGCGCAATTGACGTTCAGAAAGCGGCAGCTATAGCAGCAGGCACTCCAATGCCTACAGGTTACATCAAGAACACAGGCGCAGACCTACCTCCAGCAGAAGTGCAGGGACTACTTGCAGCTTTCAAGACTGCTCGTCAAAATCGCTCAACGGCTTATCTTACTTCAACTCTTAATTACGAAACAGTCGGATTTAGCCCTAAAGACATGATGTATAACGAGGCCGTACAGAATTTAGCTACTGAAATCGCTCGACTATGCGGCGTACCGGCTTACTACCTTTCAGCTGATCAGAATACCTCAATGACTTATGCCAACATCATTGACGAGCGTAAGCAGCTCGTTGCACTAGCGTTCCAGCCGTACATCTGCGCAATCGAAGAACGCTTAAGCATGGACGATATATCTACGGCTGGACACTTTGTAAAGTTCGACCTCGATTCTTCGTTCCTACGTGTAGAACCTATGGAGCGACTTCTCGTCATTGAGAAGATGCTGAGCCTTGGCCTTATTACAACAGAGCAAGCAATGGAGATGGAAGACATGACACCTAACGGAAGTGATTACTAATGGAGACGCTATACATTGAAGCATCCTCTATCGAGTGCAGCGAAGATCGCCGCGAGATATCTGGAAAGATCGTGCCACTAGGTACAGGCGAAGTCGGCCAGACTAACCTTGGCGCGTACACTTTTGAGTCTGGATCTATTGAGATTGAAGATCCTAGTAAGATTAAATTATTTAGCCAGCATGATATGAAGAAGCCGATTGGCCGCATGACAACTAGCGAGATTAAAGACGACGGCATTTACGCTACTTTTAAGTTATCTCGCTCAACTGCCGGTACTGACGCGCTTGTCATGGCCAGCGAAGGCCTTGTCTCTGGCCTTTCTATAGGCGCAGAGATTATTTCATCAAAGCCATCACGCGACGGCCACACAGTTGTCACAGCGGCTAAATTAAAAGAAGTTTCTCTAGTAACTGAGCCTGCATTTAAGTCGGCTCAAGTATTGGAGATCGCAGCGGAAGAAGCGACAGCCGAAGCCGTAGAAGAACCCCTACCTACAGAAAGCGAGACAGTCGTGGAAGACACAACAGTCGAAGCAACACCAGTAGAGGCTGCGGCTGTAGAAGCTGCTCGTCCTACTGTTCAAGCAATGGTGTACACAACACCACGCATCGAAGTTACAAAGCGTAACTACCTTGAAAACACATTGAAGGCTAACCTCTTCGGTGATGAAGATTCACGTCAATGGCTTCGCGCTGCTGACAACGATCAGACAACAGGTGCAGGATTTATCCCAACACCACAAAGCACACAGCTCCTTAACTTCCTTTCTAACGCTGATCGCCCAGTAATTGACTCAATTACTCGCGGCACAATGCCAGAATTTGGAAAAACTTTCGAGTTGCCTAAGATCACTGAGGTTCCTATTGTTGATCAGATCAACGAGAACGCACCTGTCACAGAATCACAGCTTGAGGCTTCATACATTACAGTAACAAAGAAGTCATTTAAGGGTCGTGCTATCACAACTCTCGAACTTCTCACAAACTCAACTCCTGCATTTTTAGATGAGCTTCTTACTCAGATGGAATTTGCTTACGCAAAAGACACAGAGCAGTATGTAACTGGCGTAATCGGAAACGATGGAGCTCTCAACGCAACACCACAAGCTAATTCAGCCGATGGATTACTAAAGTACATCTCAAGCGCTGCTGCTGCTGTTTATTCAGCATCACTTGGATTTGCTCGTAACATTGTAGTTACACCAGCACAATGGGCAAACATTATGTCATACAACGACAACGGACGACCAATCTACATTGCTGCAAACCCTCAAAACGCAGGTGGTGCACTTTCACCTCTTAGCGTTCGTGGTTCAGTAGCAGGTCTTGATCTTCGTGTATCTCGTTACATCTCATCATCCGCACCAGCAGGAACTGGCGATTACTCAATGCTAGTTGTGAACCCAGATGCTTACACATGGTACGAGGGTGCTCGTCAGCAACTTCGTACAAACATCAACTCTGACGGAACTGTAGATATTCTACTCTTCGGTCAGGGAGCTGTCGCCACTAAATTAGGCGCTGGCGCCAACTGGTTCAACTTCACCTAAGAAACACACTAAGTCGCTGGCCGGGTAGTGCCCTTCTACCCGGCCAGTCTTTAGAAAGGATAAGAGCATGGCATTGACAACAGTTGCAGAGCTTCGCACCGCCCTTGGCGTTGGCACTCTCTATACTGATGCAGTCTTGCAACAAGTCTGCGATGCCGCAGATGACGTACTTTTGCCTTTTCTATGGAATAACTACACATTCAATGTCGGACACAGTAATACAACTACAGAAGGCACATTATATTTTGAGCAATCAATCAAAGATGTCTTTTATGTCGGTCAAACTGTAACGATCAGTGGTAACGGCGCACCTCATAATGGATCTAAGGCAATCACTGGCATAAATGACACATCTATCACTTATGCAGTTACAGGCAGTCCGACAGCGCAACCTGAACATACAGTGACTCCTTTTGGACGGGTAGCAGTAGTAGCCACCGTTGATTACACAACGATCTCGGCAATTCAAGAAGCTGCGCTTATGATCTCCATCGACATCTGGCAGTCTCGCCAAGCCCCATCAAGCGGCGGCGTCACCATCGATGGTTATCAGCCAAGCCCGTATCGCATGGGCAACACTCTACTTGCTCGTGTTCGTGGCTTGCTCGCCCCGTATCTTGATCCGAGATCGATGGTGGGCTAATGGCCGCCATATCAACACTCCGCGCAGGACTTGCCTCAGCTCTAGTCGATAACACTAAGTGGTCAGTCTTCTCATTCCCACCTGCCACAGTGGTCGCTAATTCAGTAGTCATCAGCCCAGCCGATCCCTACATCTCGCCATCTAACGGCTATCGCAACACGATCGCCCCTATGGCTCATTTCGTTATTTCCGTCATGGTGCCTTTGCTCGATAATGAAGGCAACCTTAACGGAATGGAGGATAACATCGTTCGGGTGTTTAACCTGCTCGCTGCATCTTCATACACCTATAACGTCACAGAGGTATCCGCCCCGGCGGTCTTAAGTGCCGCATCTGGTGATTTACTAACATGCAATATCAACGTATCCGTACTTACGAGTTGGAGTTAAACCATGACCGAATTGGCACAATGGGAAAAAGAAAACGAAGAATTCCTGATCAAAATCGGTCAGGTAAAGCCAGCGGCTGCAAAGCCATCTACTAAGAAAGACGAGGAATAAACCGTGTCAGTATATCTAAGCAACGGAGTAGTTCTAACTGTCAACGCGGTTGTACTCTCTGATCTAGTCACAAGCGTCACCCTTAACCGCAGCTTCGATGAGCTTGAAGTAACCGCAATGGGCGATAGCGGACATAAGTTCGTTAAAGGCCTAGAAGCATCTTCTATCACAATCGATTTTCTTAATGATGAAGCGACATCTAAGACGCTCCAGACATTAAACTCAC